ACCATCATCGGCAATGGTTTTAGTGTAGCCATTAATATGAGATGTTTCGCTGCTCCAAAATCCTGCTGAAATACCTTGTGAGTCTGCATTCATTTTAGCTTTTGCTTGACGTTCACCGTCATCGTTGATTAAATAAACTGTTTCGTCATCAATATATCCAAAACCAGAGTTTCGTATTTCAGCTTCGGAAATCCTACCTGTAGAGAATAATGTTTCGTTACCCATAACTGCGTTTTCACCAAACCGTTTTGAGGTGTAATCTCTTTCTACTGCAAGTAAATCATACGCATTCCCTTTATGATTAAAGAAATCAGAAGCACCTGTTTTAAAACCATAATAACTATAAGGTCTTACATATAACGCTCCAAGGTCAACGTCGACGCGAGTAATTAAACCTGTTGTTCCAGTTAATGGCTGGTTAATCGTATCACCTACTGTAAAGCCAGCACTAAAATTATCAACTAATAAAATCTGTTCGAATCTTTCAAACGCAATCATCTGTTCATCTCTAACTAGAGAAAATACATCATTAATATAATTAGATCCAGGGTTGATATTTTCAAAGGCGACAATCGTACCAATATCAAACGGTGTTAAATCAAACGCTTGATTCATGGGAGTCGCAAGAGTAGCCGGGCTTGCAGTACCTGACATTGGAATTAATGCGGGCGGTACCGTATTAAAATCTGAAGAGTTTAATGGAACACTTAAGAAGTTTGAAATTACATCAGTAATAAGAGAAACGTTTTCAATATTAGTAAGTTCTTCAATTCTAACATGAGTTGGATCACCAGTGTTAGCGTATAATGGGCCGGGCGAAGAATCGTTTTTACCAGCTACTGTAAAAATATCACCTGTTTTTGCTACTGGGTCGTATGCAGTATATGTTACACCGCGCGCAGTTGCTGTAATATCTCTGCTAATATCAAATTCATCTCCTGGTTCCATTTTAACACCAACGGCAGAAATATTCTGACCGATTACTGTACCTTGGTTACCAGCCGAGTCCGTTAAAACTTCGAGCTCCACAAATTCTGTGTTCGCGTTATTTAAAATAAAAACTTGATTTGAAACTAAAAGCTTTGTATTTAAAATTGTATATCCAAATCCGCCGTCTTCTAAATCGTACGAAACAGTACCAGTAAATTCGTCTTGCAATCCAGTAACAATAGCTTCACCACCAGCTCCGTATTCACTTTCGATCCCAAGAATATCACCAATTTTATTTCCTGTTGTACCGCCGTAAGCTAAATCAATATCAAGTGAACTGGCGGAACCATTGAGTTTACCAAATGCGACGTCTGAACCACCGATCCTAGTTAAAATATCGTCGTACTTTTCAAACTTACCTTTAGGGTCGGTAATATAGATAATAGGTGTAAGTGTACCATTTAAATACACAAAGTTAATTTTGTCAACAATAGCTTTTGCTTTTGAAATAGAACCAATAATATTTCTGCTTAAAAGGTCTTTGTACTCGTATCCAGTAACACCGTCGGGCGCAAGGAAATTATTATTGTTTGGAAACATTTGAAGATAAGTACCAGTCTTCCAATTAGAATCAGAAGGCTTGAACATATACTTAGATGGATAACTTACATAAACGTCGTCTTGGAAGAATAATCTAAAAAATAGTAAAATACCTGATTCGGTACCTTTACGTCTATATAAATCCATAATATTTTTAATTACGAATTTTACAACATCATCATCCAAGGCTGGAAGGTCAGCCATATATTTCTTTTTATAATACACAATCATTGAAGCTAGAGTAGTTCCAATGTCTCTGTATTCAAACATGCGTCTGGTGTTATATACACCCATGTTAGGTTGTTCTTCTACAAACCTATAATATTGTTCAACCATGTCAACAAGTTCTTTACCGTTTTCACGATATATAGCTGGAAACTGTTGAGCTATTTTAAATGCAATATTTTTTTCAACTAGTGTGACTTGGTTGTCAGCCATTTTATTTGACCTCTATCATGTTAATAGTAACATCATTGTCGTCAAGAATAAAGATTCTGCCGCTTGGAGCCTTGATGTCATCTTTAGCTGTTGTTACCATTACTCTGATTCCGGATCCTTGGTAACCTTGCGTTTGGAAACCAATTAGGTTGATTTCGCCAGTTAGATAATTAATATTACCAGCAACCGGGTTTACAACCTGTGGGTTAACCAAGTCAGAAGTAACGATTTGAATATTACCGTTACCATCGTCTTGGAAGAAAGAATCTAAATTGTTATATTGGAATACGCTACTTTTAACTGCCGGTTTATAATCAGTAAATCCTTTGGTAGGATTAAACGGATATGGCTTAATAAGTTCCGCAAAGAATTTAAATGCAGGACTTGCTGAAACATTTAATGGTGGTGAATAAATGATATAAGGACAAGCCATAACTTCGTTACTAATAAACGCATTTGTTTCAGCAGCATCAATAGCTGAACTCATTTTTGAAACTCTTAATGTCGTATTAAAATCATCAAGGTTATTTGTGGCGTAATTGGTGATTGCTGACCTTGCTAATAATTCTAATTCACCGACTGATTTCTTTGTAATTTTAGGATCAAAATAAACGTTAACATTAACACACCCGTAAATAAATTCTGAGTCAATAAAGATTGGCTCAATAGCAATTGGTGTCTTATCTCTTAGGAAAGAAATATAAGCACTTGAAAGAGTAGAGGATAATCCTTCTCTGCCTTCACCTAAATATACTGAAATAGCAACTTTACCAAATTGCGGTGGGTCTAACGATTCTCCACCATACGCAGCAATTGATTGAATTTCAGGAAACTGTTGTTTAAGAATAATTTCATAATCTTTTGTAGTAATAGCTCGTTCTTGGATTTGAATAGATTTAGGAGCGAAGTAGCGAATACTTTCTAAAGATTCTCTTTCGGCACCACCTGCTGCAGCAGAAACTGTTTCCACACTTGCCTCAGCGGTTTCCGATGTTAAACCAAGATTAAATGTGAAAGCTCCGTTGGCTTCAGCGCCTGACGTGATTCTATATCTTACACGAATATCCTCAAAGGCCTGTGGTTGTAAACCAAATACATTATTACCAAAATAAACTGTGTACCGACCATCATAATATGGTTCTACATAAAATACTTTATCGGTTGGCCCAACACCAAAAATATCGTTTTTACGCAAGAAGATATTTTGGTTTTCAGTTTCTTCAGCGTCAACAAATACTTCGATTGAATCTACATCCGCATTTTCGTTCGATAAAATAACTCGTAAAATACCGTCGTCACCAATGAAATAGCCTTCACGTTCAAAGCTTGCGAGCATTGCGCCTTCAAATATTTCTACGTTTTCTGCAACAAAAACCCCAGGTCCTGTTTTACGGGCAACATAGGTTACGTTATTTACAAAATCATAATTGACGCCTTGGTATGTTGTCGTGAAATTAGAATAAGCTGGAATAGTTACGGACTGGTCTTTAATAGACGCGTCAGTAATTGTAACATTTACAACAGCCATCGGAGACTTCCTAGACCTTGGTAAATAATTTAATTCTTTAGCATGTGAAATTACTGAATTTTTTAAGACAGCCGAGTCTAAGAACATCTCGTTAATTGCCATGTTAGCATAAAAGTTATTTTGGAATGTGTTATATGCTAATACATCCAAAAATACACTCATATTAGAGCCTTCAAAGTTATAGTCTTTAAATTGAGTTTGGCTTGTCAGATATGATTTAAACTGAGTTTTAATTGCTTGAAAATCAAGTTCTGAAATATTTAGTTTAGCCATTTACCTAGTCCTCTCTAGAAACACGTCTAACGAAATCGGCTGTTCTACGTTTTTAATATAAAATACTATTCTCACATTGACTTGATTATCATCAATATTTGAGCTTACGATTACGTCAATAAGTTCTGCTCGAGGCTCATTAATTTCAATAGTATCCCGTATTTTATCTTCGATTAATGTTATAACTGACGGCGTAATATTTTCAAATAACATTGCTTGTATATCACCGCCAAGGTTTGGCTGCATTAATCTTTCGCCGCGGTTTGTTAATATTAAATTTTTAATTGATTCTTTTACAGCATCTTCATCTTTAAATACTGTTAAGTCATTAGACACGGGGCTTTTCTCAAGATTTTTTTTAAAATCTTGGTAAATGGTAATTTTTTTAGTTCGTGCTGTATATAGCTCAGCTACCATCGTTGGCTCCTACTTTAGTTTATTTATCTTTATTTTCATTAACTGCCCCACGAACGCTCTCTCCCGGTGTCCAAGTGTATAAAGTTATCAGAAGAATATGTACCTTGTCCGACAAGACCTTCTTCACTAGCAATTTGTTTTATCCTATTCCAATCACTTCGTGACCAGGCATCATTTCTAATATCTATTGCCTTGCGCTTGATATGTAAAGAATTTTCCTTCGCGCCTCTTCCGAGTTTGCGCAAATGTTCGTTATCTTTTCTACTTCTGTAACCACTAAGCATTAGAAAAGGACCACTAATAAGACCTTCGCTTATACATCTTGCATGCAATCTTTTAACTCTAATCTTTACATCATTTGTAAGAAGTGTCCAAGCTTCGTGCGCGGGTGCAGCACTTGGTCTGGTTAAATAACCAGCGCCTGGTTTGATTTTAATCCAACTAGTCCCTGCCAAAACTTCTTCCCATGTCGGTAATCCCTGTAATTCCTCAGGTCTAGGTGGAACATAATTTGACGGTTGAGTTTTTTGCCAAACTTGTCGTGTTTGGTCTGCTGCTTCTTGCCGTGCTTCTCTGGTATATCTAACTGCGCCAGATTCAATTGCTTTGCTAGTAACTCTGTTACCTGCGTTTTCTAAAGTATTAAAAACTTCCAAATAACGATTTGAAAAATCATCTAGCGGTGCTTTAAGACCTTTTACTAAACCTTCGATTCCTGTAGCAAAAGCGCAAATTCTAGCAATTAAAAATTGAATTTCTTCCAGTGACGGGTTATCAAATAGACCAATACAATAATCAATAATTCCCTTTATTTTATCTTTAATTCTTTGTATATTTTCTTCTGAAAAGAAAAGCATAATATCGTTTTTAATATTTGTAATTCTATCTAAAATTTTAGTTTGAATAGCGCTTGAAATATCTTCCATAATTTGAGCAGCATCAAAATTTGAAATAATATCTTTAACTTTTTGAATTGTGCCTTCAATCATTGAAGCAATTTTTTCTTTAATAGCTTCAATAAGAGCTTTTACTTTAATCGCGTCAAATAGCGCTTTAAGCGGATCCTCAATATTTCTAATTTTGGAAATAAACTCTAAGGCGTCACTAATCAATGCGCCAACCGTTCCGAGTATATTAAAAAACCCGCCGATTGCACCAAAAATATTTGCAAACAAAGAGCAAAATCCACCTAATACACTGTCTGAAAAATCACCATTATAATAATTATCAAGCTCTCTTATAAACTTTGAGCCATTGGCGTTTCCACTTATAATTGCAGAACCAGGAGTGTAATTACTATCTGATAAAAATGACGCATATTCCAAAGCAGTAATAGGACCGTATGTTAACCTTTCAGATATAACTTTATATTCAGGTAATTGTGCAACAACGTATGGTCTTTGTAAAAAATCGTTATTAACTTTGTTTAACGAATCATAAAATTCATTTCCAAAACGTTTTACTACTTTAGTTAAAGGATTATTTTCAACATCAGCAATAATACTAGCTTCAAACTGTCTTGCAAATTCGTCAACTTGATTGAGGGTAAACTCGCCGTTTGCTTTTACGTTACTTCCAATAACTCTTGGTGCTGCCGATCTTAAACAGCTATCACACATTTTACTACTTTTAGGACTACATGTACAAGCCATTATTAAGCACCTCCTTGAGTATCTGTTGCCCTAGCTTTGACTGCTTCAATAGCATCGCGTATAGCCTGGATTTTACCATCAGCTGTTTCAGCTCCTAACGATGCGTTTATTCCAACTCCTTCGTATTCGCTTTTTCCAGCTCGTGGGCCAGATATTATAGGTAACGACGCAAATTCATTAGCTAAGTTCCCGGCAAATTGATCCCGAGTAATTTCGTCATTTAAATATTTGCTTAAACCTCTTTGCTCAAGTAAAACCATAGCTAGTTTATCTTGGTTTATAGGACTAAACAAATCACCGGCGCTTAGACCTGCTTTTGTATAAAGAGCCGCTGATCCTCTTCCGGCGTTTATTGCTGCTTGACGGCTTGAATATGTGTCGTTATTATACCCACGCAATGTATCTTCGACGATTTGGTATCTTCCCGCAGCTTCAGATGTTTGTGGCCCGTTATCAATACGTTCCTGCCAATCTAAAACCTCTTGTATAGTCATAGTTGTAAGTTGTTTTGGAGGTTGGCGTGATTGAGTAATCTCACTCAAGACCGCATCATATCCGTCCGGGCTTTCTAAATTACCAATGTATTCTAATAATGGCGTTGCATGCGACTGCAACACTGCTGAAATTTCACCAGCCGGGAATGATGAATTAGAATTATTACCGGTTGATGTTTCTCTATCATCTTGAGAAGCAGCACCAGCCGTGCCTCTACTACTAGGATCGTGCTGACCAGAGCTACCGCCGATATCTGTACTTTGTGCTGGTGGTTCTGGCGCTTCAACCCCGCTTGCACCTTTGGATCCTTCTGCGCCTTCCGCTTGTAAAGCATCACCGTTAGCCATGTTTACATTATCATCAATATGAACGGTTGTACCTCTTACTGAAAGCTCTCCATCGGAGCCCAAGACAAGAACCGCGTCTCCTTTAATATTAAAATCTGATGTTCCATTAATAAACATTTCATTGCCTTTAACATTAAACGTATCGGAGGCTTCCATCCAAATTTTATTTGATTTGAAATAGATACCTTGCCCAGCATCAATTTGCATTTCTTTAGCAGCCTTTATAGAAAAGGTACCAACATTTGCTTCTGTTTTAATATCTGCAGCTCTAAATTGTAATTGAACGCCGGCTTGATGTGTTGACTGGCCGCCCACTGATAATAAATGATTGCCGCGTACCAGTGTTTGTAGGTCGCCAGTAATTTCTTCTGTTTTATTTCCAACAACTTTAACATAAGCATTTCCAACAATAGTAACATTACTACCGCGACCAGCCGAAACGTGTTGTTTACCGTCAATAATTTCATACTTATCGTCAACAGTCTTTTCAGTTGTTAAACCATTAGCATCAATTTGAATATAAGAACCTTCGCCGTGGTGAATCATAATTCGTTCAGAGCCTGGCGATGCATCAATTTCAACGCTAGAGTCTCCAACTTTAATTACTTTATTAAACGTCGGTGATGCGTCATATGCTGTCGCTGGCTCGCTAAACGTTCCACCGTCAGCGCTGGGTATGTTCATAGTTCTACCCATTTCCTGTTGTAAAACATATGTTTCTTCAAGATTTTCTGCACGCGATAATCTATCAGATTGAGGTTGGCCAAATTGCTCAGGTGCAGTACTTCTTGATGTGATCTCTCCAGCACTTGTAGGAGGTACATTACCCCAAAGCTCACCCGGCCCTCCAGGCTCACCCCATTTAGTCGCAAACTGTGTAGGAATTAAACCCAATATAAGTGGTTGCTGCGCATCGCGTCCGTCGAGCATAACACCAAATACAAAGTTATTAATTTCTGGAATACCACTACCGATAGCACCGTTTGCATCATAATCGCCTTTAGCCAAAATGCTCCACGGCAGCATCTCTGTTGGAACTTCTTTTTTAGTACCATGAATACCAAGCGCTCTTACTTGCACTCTGCTTTCATATCTTGGGTCATTGTTGTTTTCAACAACGCCAACGAAAAATAAAGGATTTGCAATACCTGACATTATTTAAGTTCCCCTTGGTGCTGCAGTATTTGAAGGTTGTTGCTGCCCGCCTGGCGCACTCCAATCAAACTTAGCCATTCTAAGTTGTGTTACCAAACTTCCTTCACTATTTGAAGAGTGATTTACGGCTTGAATTAAATATCTGCCAGACATAGTTTTATTTAATCCTTGCCCTTGGTCTAAACCAGATAAAGATAATAAATTTAAATTTACAATTTGACCAGGCCTTAAATCAAGCCGACCCATCAGTGAAGCGCCCAAAGATGTATTGTTTAAATGGTAATAATATGAAGTTCTGTTTTGGACAATTTCTGATAAATGCTGATCGTTTCGTAAAGAACTAGGTATATCACCATTGCGCAAATAATCTCTAAAAATAGTAAATGTTTTGGCATTATCATCTCTGAACATATCATTTCTGAATTGCTCTGTATGAGGATTAAAATTCATATCCCTCGGATTACCAGACATATCAATATAGCGTGGTCCAGTCTGTTCGCTGCTATAGTTAAAGTTTACATAATTAACCGCGCCTCTAACTAAATCAATTTCTGTAACCTTACTGCGATATGATCCTGAGTAAATATCTGTTACGGTATCAATACCCTTAGATATAATTTCTAGTGATTCGATTCTTTGGGTTTGAGCCTCGGCCGCGCCATCATAATCAATAACAGGTGCATAAAATAAATTAACTACTTCGTCTTCTGTAACATCTGCTATAAAATATTCATCGGTGCAGAAATAAAAGTTTTCAAAAGTTTCAAAGAATCTATATGTAAGCGATGGTGTGTCAGGATTATAAGCACGGGAGGCAAGCATATACATAGCCTCTTGTCCAGAAAGATCTGGAATAAGCAAACCAGCAATACCAACAGTTGGTTGAACAACAAAGTTACGTCCTTCTTCGTTTTCAA